AGTTGCTTATCCCGCGATTCAAGCGCTGGTAACACGAGATCCTCAAGTCCCGACGCATTCTTGATCAGTTCCAAGTTGTCGGGCGTATCAAGGAACTGCGCCACGAAGGGATTAGTGGCCGCATCGGTCATCAGCACCGCTACGCGGTTGGTCTTCTGCGTGGGTGATTCAGGGAAGTTTTCATCCGTCTCGGGATAAGCCAGGAAGTTGCCCTTAAGATCTTCCATCTCGATTCGAATTGACTCGCGGTTCTCTTCGATCTGCACGGGCTCGGTTGAGTTGTGCGCCAGGCAGGAGATGGCTTGCCGGAACACGCAGGCAATCGCCTCTTTGATGTGCCGCCAGGGAATGCCCACACGCCCGATGGCCTGATCCCGTTGCACCAGCATGCCGCCATAAGTATCGGTAGGGGATGAATCGCCACCACCAGACAGCGCCGGGAAAGCACCGCACAATAGTTGCGGCAATCCTTCCTGAAAGAGCGAAATGAACTCAGACAACTGCGGAGGAAAAGCCACAGGCGTTTCTTCCCATACAACCTGCTCCATGGTGACGCCCTCTTCGCGATCGAATGGATGAATCGCGCCCACCATGTTCACCTGGTCGCGTATCTTCTCTACATCGAACATTTCGTTGTCCATCCATTTATTCGGTACGCCGCGAATGAAGTAATCGTCGGCCAGCTCCATCCAATTGTTGAGCACCTTCTGAATGGGTACGAGCCAATCACCGAGCCCGGGCCGGTTTACACCATCGCCCGGTGATGCATGCGCGAGCGTCAATTGATCGTCCATTGAAAGCTGGCGCCCTTCGCAGAATGTTTCGCCACAATGGATCACGCGCAACCCGTTTTCGCCCGCTTTTTTGATCAGCGAATCGCGCACGTCTTTGACTTTTACTTCAAGCAGCGCGCAGGTTCGGAACCAAGTAATCTGCTCGGTCACATCGTAAGCGGCTGAATCGGTAGTAAGGTAGTTATCCATCACGCCCAGCCGCGTGTTGATTCGCGCTAAGCGATCAATATCATCACCGCCCGGGCCGCCTTGCCATGCCTTGATCTTCTCGGCGTATTCGGGATACCTCGCGCGGGCAATCTGCAAATCAATTTCCTTGCTGCGTTGCGCGTAAGGCATATCCGCGAGACAGTCCTCTTTGATCGGAAACTTCCACTCGAGCGCCCCGCCTACTTCAACTACTTCGCGCCCTTTAGGCTCTCGCCTAGGCTCGCGTTCCCCATCCATTTCGGATTCAGGAAGAGTAGATTCAGGGCCGGATATCTCTCCGCTAGATGTCTCGCCTTCCTCTGCCTCAGCGATTCCGCTTTCCTCTTCCTCTGCGGAGATGGCTTCCTCTGTTTCGGGGACGGTTTCTTCCTCGAGTTCCTCTTCATGCGGTTCCTCGTATCCAAAGCGTTGGCCATCTTTCATGTATCGCGAGAAGAACACCGCGAGCCCATCGGTCCACAGAAAGCGCGCCATCTCGGACATCAACTGCTTCATCTTGTTGCGTAGCTCGATTTCTTTCTTCAGTTTGTCCGCATTCTGCGCGGCAGTAATGTCCGCATCGTTGTCTTTGTCAACAGGAGAGAAGCGCGGGCTGGGAACTTCACGGGTAAGCGCTGAAATAATGATCTGCGAATAAGCATTATAGATATTGGTTTCGAAGATGGATCGCGAGTCAGCTTCGCCTGGCCCGTAGCCTGTACCTTGCGTGGGCAGCGCAAAGCCAGTCATCGTTCCGCCCGTGTAACGTGGCAATAAGTGCTGATGCCCGCGATCAAAGAGCCGCTTTTCCCAAATGCGAATTACTTGCTCGCGCCTGGCAGGCATATCACGCTGCTGTACCGTGCGGCAAAGATCACGTAGAGCGTTCTTTTCGTCTTCGGAGAATTCCAGTGCAGGACGGTAGGATACTTCTGTTCCGATCAGCGTGCCAACCGGAAGATCCGGCATCTCTAGCGGCGCTTCGCCGCCTTGTGCTTTATCAGTCGCCATTTAGTGATGGCCAGACTCAAACGCTAGCGCCAGCCGGGCCCGAGCGCCAGTCTTGCCCGATGCGTGCTTTTTCTTCTCGGCGTAGGCATGCGTGCTCATGCCAGCTCGCTGGGCCGCGCGCTTAAACACGCCCTTCGTTCCGCGCTTCTCCATCCCACGCCGAACGCCCTGCATCCATTTCTCAGCCATCAACACACCTCGATATTGCCTGCTTCTCTCGCTAAGCCAACCCAAAATCGTACGTCATCTGCGAATAGTTTCAGATTCGCATTGATAGATGAATCTGGTATAGGCGTGTACCCACGCATAGCCTGTATTTCCTGAATCCTTTCGCATGCCCACAAAACACGTCTCAGCGGATGTTCACATTCCTTGATATCTGCTCGAGTATGTTCCTTAAACGAAAACATTTCGCGGTTCTCGCGGCTCGCTGATTCGGTTCACGTATGGATAAGAATTGCGCGGCAGCATGTAAACCGCTCCACGCTCCAAATCATAGTGGTGGCACAGGATGCTGCCGTCTACCCACAATTCGAAGCCGGCCGCCGCCACTTTCTTGCAGAAATACAGATCGTCTGTCTCGCGATGCTCTGCACTGCTCGAGGTTAGAAACCACGGCTCTTCGATGTGATTGAAGATCTCCATGTTGATCATCATGCAGCCTGTGCCGGCGCCCCAGCGTTGGAACTTCTCGCCTACCTTCCAACTCCAATCAGCGCCGCCGCCTTCCTCCACGTAGATGGTTGGCTCTGGCGGCGTCGACCGCGTGCAGTACACGCCAGCCGCAACCATCGCGCGCGGATGCTGTTCCAGCAAGTAAAGCAGATGCCGACCAGCGTCGAACGGCGGGACGGTATCATCGTCCACAAACCAAAGATATTTGCAGTTGCGCTCGATTGATTCCTTGACGGCATTAATTCTCCCTTGGTCTGTGTCGGCTCCATAAACGTTCGCTAGATGCAGGCTGATGTTCGTTGGCCAGCTCTGCATGCTCATGGCTGTAACCATCTCAACCGGACAGGTGGCTCGCCCCGATACGATGGAGATCGCAAGCCCCCTTTTGACCGCCTTCGGTATTGAGGCGATGCCATCCTGTACGATGAGGGTTTCAGACATATCTACGTCAGTACAACTCCTGCAAATGTTCCGATGTTGTTTGCGCCAACAATGTAGACCTTACCGCCGAGCGCCATGAGCGCGAGAGCGTTTCCAATGTGCGCGGTAAAGGTTGCCGTGGTGGATGAGCCGTTGATCGTGGTGCCCGTGGCCATGGTGATCACATGCGCCTGCGCAGTCAACAGCGTGAAGTACATGATCTCGCCATCGTTGCCGATTCCCGGAGGCCCAGCAACGGGGTTGGTGATCGTGAGCGTTACCGCTGCTCCGCCGCTGATTCCGTAGAGCCCTTTAGTCCAGTTGAGCGACGTGTTGGTAGTCGTGGTGTTGAGTACCAGACTGCCTGGCGCAAGTTGCTGCGGCACGCCGCTCCATGTATTCGTGGCCGCATCGTAAATGAGTTCTTGCGTCGAATCGTCGTTAATGGTTGCGCTCGGCTGCATGATCCCTGGGCAGTTCCCCGAGACTACCGTGCGGCTTCCCGTAGCGTCCTGCTGCAGTGTGAGCCTGAGTTTCTGGCCGTCCACCGCGTTGGTGAAATAGAAAGTGGTTGTGTCGACGAGGATGTAACGAAGCGCTGCGATACCGGAGACGTTGATTGTTGCGGTTACGGCCATGCTTTTGTTCCTCCTGCGCACTCTTAGGCGCTATGGATTAGCTGCTTTGCGCGCGTCTCCTGGCACGCGACAAAATTGATTCACCCTTCTTGCGATGTCCCATCGCTGGGTTGGCGTGAAGTTCCCCCTGCATCTTTTCTTTTTGCGTACCGCTCAACGGCGATCCGCTGCTTAGCAGATACTTCACTTGCTGCCGCGTCCAAGGCAAGTTGTCTCTCCTCGATCAGAATCTTTAGCATGGCGCGGATCTCATCGAGTGCGCCATCCACGCCGTAAGGGCTCACATTGCCGCGCCGGAACGCGCGAATAATATCATCAAGGTGCGCGAGCCCCGCGTTTAATTTCTCGGTGTCTTCGGCTTTCATGAATTCGCTATTAATAGAAGAAGATCAGTATGGCATGGCTTTCCTATGGGACACCAGCACGCTAAATTTTTCCCGCGCAGTTCTTGAAGATTTAGATCTGGGTGATGCGTCACCCAATCTCGATACATGTAAACGGCACGTTCTCGCGTAATCGTTCCGTGGCTATCTGGACCGCAATCTGGATGACCACACTTAACTTTTCCAACTCGGTATGGATTCCCCCACTTTGTCGGCCGGCCAACGTACACGGTATTTTCCGGCATTCGCCAGCCCTTTGTACGCTTGCGCTGTATTCTGATCGGCATTAACTGACCCTCTCGCTTGCTTGCTTGAGTGTTCCCGTGCGCGGCTCGTACCAGTCGCTACAGAAAGAATCAATGGGATCGGGAATCTCGCTTCCGCCATTCCACTTGATAAAATCCGGTTGCTTGCAGTGCCGCCCAGTTAATTCTTTCCCGTCGCTTACCAGATATCGGCAATTTGCGCACATCGAGCCGCCCTTCGGTACTCTCATTCCCGGTTTGTGGTCGGCTGGGTAGGTTGCTTTAGGCATGGAGTTGGCAGTATTGACTTGCGGTCACGTTCGTGCACTATACCAGTAACAGACTGGGCGCCCAGAGTACCTACGCGATATGATCATCCCGGGTACGATCCTCTAAGCGCCCTTCCTTTTAGGAACTCATCCCCGGAATGGCTGCTTCTTTCGCGCCTTCCTGCTCGCCCGCTTCAAACTCTGGCGTTTCGCTCGCTTCGTGCTCGGCGCTCTCGCCGCCCATCATGTGCTGTGAGTGCTCGTGTGCCGACTCAACGTCATGCCCCTTGCTGACATGGTGATGCCCATCCTCGTGGAATGAATGAACGTGGTGCGTGCCATCGCCCGACTTGTCTGGCCCGTGGATGTGCGTATGCGTAGCCGGCCCGTGCTCGGAAACTACTTCGTGCTGAGGGCCATCATCGGCGTGGGATTCGCTTGTAGGATTAGAAGGTTTGCTCGCTGAGGCTTTTGCGCCACCGCCGGCAGAACTTGCGCCCGGCCGCGTGCGATCGTAGTGACGTCCTGTTTCTCGGTTCCCGAAGGCTTTGCCATCCTTAGCGATATATGCCATTTAATTTCCTTTCGCTTTCTGCGCAGCTTCCTGATCTTTCGCTTCCTTCATCTGCCTATCATAATCCTCGCGCTGGACTTGGGCCCAAGTCTTCCGTCCTACTGCCTGAGGATTCGGTTGATTGCGCGGCAGAATATTCGCTGGCGTGCGCGGTGTCAACAGCATAAGTTCCAAGCGATCGCATCGCCCTTTGAAGTAGTCGCGCTCTTTGCGCGCTTCGAGAAGTTCGCGCTCGAGCAGTTCAACGCGCCGCGAGCCAAAGAGCGTTGTAAAGAACTCGCGGATGGCTTGCGCGGTCATCGCGTGATCATCATGGACAAAAGCCAGAAGAATAAGCCTGCGCCTATGTAGCGAAAGCGTGGATGTTCTGGCACGCCAATCGCCGCCAGGAGAAACAACACCAGCGCCAGCATGAGCAGAAATAAATGAAGTGTCAGCATGTTACCTCCGCGTTATAGTCTTCCCTGAAACTCAATCGTCTCGCGAAGCATGGCGCATTCTATCGTCTTGTCATCCACTTAGGAACATATTTAGGAACAATAGGCTGGCCGCGTCTTTCTTCATCAAGGCGGTGTTGGAAGGCATAAAGCATGCGTGCCGTGGGATCGGCGATTGTATCCAACTTCTCTTTGAGTTTTACGTCTGCCGGCTTGCCCCTTTCTTTCAGCATCGACAAAAGGGCATAGCGCTCGCTGTCGTACGCATCGTCTAGTTCGTCTTCGGTCTTGAGCACATCCTCCAGCTTCTTATCGTCACGCACGCGCGTCTCGATCGCGCTGATCAGGATCGGGCACGAGTCCAAGATTACCCATTCGCCTGAGTCAATTAGGTTGTACATGAGCACCGCGCCATCTTCCCTCGCATCATTTGCTTCGCTGCACATTGGCAATCCCATCGATCGCAAGATTTGCGTGAGTTCGCCGGCTACGGTGTGCGAGGTTTCATCGATGCGCTTGAATCGCTCCGGGGATAGGAAGATGTGCCGCAACTTCGGCCGCTCTTCATCGGGCGTGCGGCGCCTGATCTCTTCGCAGATATATTGCTTGTAGTTCCAATCGTCGGCATGCTTTCCAAGCGCGCGGTCGCGCTGGTAATCGTCTTCGTTCACCACCATCTCTCGCAGCGTTACAACTCCAGTGCGCCACTGATTATCGAGCCCAAGGATTTGGGCGCGAGTGTTCCAATAAATTGCAGTGTGGTGGGCGAGTCCCCAATCAAAGCCCAGCCATACAGGTTGCCAAGGTTCAAACCGGATTCGTTCCCGATCACGCGGTAAAGAACGCACGTTTCGCTCGTGGCTGAAGTTAGAGAAGTAGTTGCCAGCAACGGCGTGCAGATCACCATAGAGCGCTTTCTGCCGAAGCGCTGGCGGCAACTTCTCTAGCTTCTCGATGTAGCCTGGATCCTTCTCAAGCTGCGCCGGATTATCGAGAATCGTCGAATGGGTGTGTGCGTATTCGCCTGGATCAAACACGCAAATGCTGCGCCCGCCTTCAGTTGAATAGAAGCGCCCATCATTCCCTTTATGCACATCGCCCATTTGCGAGACAGGCTTACCTTCGATCCATAGCTTCTTAATCCAGCCATAGCCCGGTCCTAGCGGGTTGGTTGCACCGGCGAGCCGCGGAATGGGCATCAGTCCATCATAGTTAGCTTGACATCCGCGATTGATGCGGGCGCGTCCGTAGAGAAATGACCACGCTTCAAAGGAAAACTGCCCGAGTTCGTCAATACCGATAAAAACAAAAGCGGATGAGAGGTATTGTGAAAGTGTTCGCTCGGATGCATTCTGTAGGTGTCCGAAGAATAGCTTAGAGCCATTGAACCATGTGGCGATGTGCTTCGATTCGTTGTAGGTGTAAAGCGGGCCAGGACCGCCCGGAACCAATTCCTTAAAGTCATGGATCAATCCCTTCTCGAGTTCGGGATAATCGCGCCTAAGGAGCAAAACATCCGAGCATGGATATTCGCTCATGGTGTAGATCGCTTCGCCGAGCAGGAAAGAAGACTTACCAGATCCCCAGCCACCGATTGCAAGTAAACACTTCGCGGGATTTCTGTGAAGTTCCGCTTGCTTAGGGAAGGGCTGATAGAACGTGCGGATATCTAACGCGCCGTCTTCGGTAAGATGCAGCTCAGGCAAAGCGCAGTCCTGGATCGTTCCAATCGTAGATAATTCGCCACGCTTCCGCCGGGCGCCATATCAAGCCCGGCAGATCAGACATCGAGCGAAGAGATTCCTCTGGCACCCAATAGCACGGGCGCCCCGTTTTGCCCCAGTCGCCCCAAAACATTTCGCGCTGCGTTTCGAAGCCATAGAGCCAACCAAGAAAATTGACGTAATGCGAGTCCGGATAACTCGTGGCCAAAACAAAGATGCGCTCTGGTGAATCCTGTTTCTGGATTAACAGGTGATATTGCTTCCAGGGATTGCCTACCGTGCGGATCTCGATGTTCGGCTCGAAATCTGGCGGCTTGTGGCGCCCCGCTGCACCTTTTTGCCATTCTTCTTTTGTCATCCATAGGCGATTAACCCAAGGACGTAGCTGCCATACTGAAAAGCCACATTCGCCTTTTGCCCCTGCAGTGTCGCCAGGTAGATCATCGACGCTCGCAAAGTTTACTTGCCTGAAGTTACCCTTGCGCGCTAAATCATTGCGGGCTTTTGCAGTTAAACAAGCGAGCGCATATTCCTCATCGTTCAAACGCACAGTGCAGTTATAGCGGCGTTCACGCATTACCGTTGCCGTTTGCGGGGAGTTCTCCGTTGGTTGGGGCGACGCGCGGCGGGCGCATCAAGGAATCGAGTATTACAACTTTGATGCTCTGCTCTTGCGTGGGATGATCGCGCTGCGTCTCGAGTACGCCGGTTCCTTCCAAGACTCGCGTGGCGACAGGATGGCTTTTCTTTCCAAGGTGATAGCGGTAAGTGTTGACAGCAAGCGGGATCAAGGAATAAACGCCCGTCTTGCCTTCTTGAACGAGTTGGTTTAGCTCGGATTCTGCTAAGATGCCCGTGACCGTGTTGCGTGCTATCTTTAAGTCCCTTGCAATCTTGCGTTTAGACTGTCCAGCAATCGCCCTGGCAGTCACCGCGGCTTGAACCACAGGAGACTTATTAGTTCTGGGCTTCGGCCTGTTGGGGCTCGGCGGCTTTCGGGGCATCTTTGAGGCTCGCTAGTTCTGCGAGAGTTTCGCGGAGTTGTTTGCCCAGTGCTTCATTCTGCTTTTGGAGTTGCTGGATCTGCTCATCGGCGATCGCGAGACGCATCGTTAAGATGCCGACTTCCTGCAATACGCGAGCGCCCGGGATTCCCGGAGGTTGACTTGCCATGCGAGGCATTCTCCTAGATTGCCTGTTGCGCCGTGCATAATAGCCTTGCTCTGTGTGCAAGGTCAAGCCTGGCCACAACCTAGAAGCATAAAGTTTGCAGCGCCACTGCTGGCGTTGTAATTCGGGATCACATTCGCGTTGCCACCTGCCCACAAACTCACCTGCGCATCCGTCACTGCGCTGCCAGCAAACATCGAGATGCCCGGGTTGCCACTGGTGAATGCGTTGGAATAATCCTCCACCTGTAAAAGCAAGAATCCATTCTGAAACAACTCGAGAATGGGAAAGCCATCGCTGCCTGTGGTGACCTGCAGCCTGAATTTATCGTTGAGCTGCGGAGTAAAAGTCACTGTTGCGCCTATCTGAGTTTCAACGCCAGCTACCATTTTAAAAATCTGCCCATTGGCTGCACTGCCGGCACCACTGCCGCCATGGATAGGCGCTTCATACCAGCTCACCGCGCCGGGCTGAACACGCACAATCGGATAGACAAATCCGTTGGAGGTTTGCGTCGCTAGAGTAACCTCGGAATATTGATCGGCTGCAAATGTCGCGCCAGAATAATATTGCCCGCAATGTGTCGACGTCGCTGAAGCCTCAGCTAAGTTGGAAGCGATCTGTAAAGCCGTTCCTCCTGTCGGCGTCGCCCAGTTCGGCCCTAAACTTCCATTCGCACGGGTAAAGTTATCGCTTGTGACCTGCTGTGCCGCATCCTCTGGCTGCGTGACTAATCCAGCGATGGAAACAGGAGCAATCGCTAGCCCGATTTGAAAAACGGATGGCTGCGCAGAATCGTTGGGATCACTGTTCAAGTAGGCGTAGGCTCTACCGCCAACGTTGATCATCGAATTTATGAAACTTTGCCCGGTGTTCGTGTTGACGCCTTCAAATTGCTGGCTGTGATGAATGGATTGCGAAGATTTCGTCCACGTTATCAAATCGGGAGATGAGTAACGGACTGTTTCGGTGGGATCTAAGCCGCCCGCGATCGGGTTGGCTTGCCCCAGTTGGTTTTGCTGGATCCAGGTGTACCACAGGCCGCCTATCCGGTAAGTAGCCTGCGTAATCCATCCATTCACCACGGGATTTGATCCGTATTTGGTCCAATTGATTCCATCGCTTGAGGTAGCTAATCCCGTTTTGCCTATATAGGCCGTTGCCGCAGGCGTAATCGCATTGCTGGCGCTGTATAAGGCGTACCAAGTTCCGCCCGATATCACCACAGGCGCAAAAGTAAACATCACCACGCTGTCCCACGCTCCTGCACCGCCAAGCGACAACACGTGTGCATTCACGGATGTCCAATTGATTCCATCTGTCGAGGTGTAAAGCGCGAAGTCCCCTGTTCCGAAAGAGGTAGAGGGCTGCGTGTACATATAGTAAGTAGACCCGTTTTTGATGATTGCCGGGCCGAGCTGCCCAGAAATGACCGCGCTGCCATGGCGCGTCCAGTTGATGCCATCAAGAGATTCTGCGTAGTAAATGTTTCCGCTCGCTCCTGCATTTGAACCAAACCATACTTTGTAAACCGTGCCGGATAAAATCTGCGCGTTGCCTTCAAACAAAACTTGCGTCGGAATATAAATACCAACAGCCAGGTCGCTACTCGTAGCCGGAATGATGATCCCCTGCTTCTGCCATACGCCATCTTGCTGAATGGCGTTGTAGCCACGCCAGGAAGCGACTTGTGAATGCGTTATGTTTGCGCCCGCATACAGTTCAAAGCCCGGAGATCCCCCAGATGGATAAGTCGCATCGTAGAAATAGAGAACTCGGGTACCATTCTGATAAAGAGATAATTGCGCGCCGGCTGCCTGAAAGCTGAATACATCTCCGCTGCTGATCGAAGCGGCGCTCACGGTCGTCAACTGCGTTGCCGTTCCTGCATCTAATCGGTAAATATCAAAATGCAGCGTTGGACCCGGATCCGCTTGAATGCTCGCCTGATAGCCGGTAACCGCATTGCTCAGTAAACGAACAAACAATGCCGCCACATTTGTGGTCCCTTCTTGCGTAAGGGTTTGGAGGGTGATTTCCGAAGTTTGATCAGCGGGCCACGCAAGCCCAGTCCAAATTTGCCCCGCCGCTGTGGTGATGGCGTTCGGCTCGGTATAATGAGGAGCGCTGGTAACCTGACAAGTGGACAGTCCATGCACCGCACTCCAGCCAGGCGCAAGGCTTCCACCTGGCCAATTATCCGACGCTAAAAGTTGGTTGTTAGCCAACGGTTTAATCCATGATGCGGGCGATTACGGTAGGGTTGGTGCCGCCCGAAAGGGCCGAGATGGTGCAGCGCACGAAGTTCACCGAAGCGGGAATCGAAAGCGTGCGCGTTTCACCGGCTGCCACAATCGTGCCCTGTGTATCGAGCGTTGTGTAGTTCGCTTCTAGATCCACAGCCGCGCCTTGCAGGTTGATTGTGGCGCTCACAGGCGCCGATGGGAACGTGTAGGACCAGCTCACCACGCGATCGTTGTGAACCGTGGAGTTTCCGCCGGAAAGCGCGAACTGCAATCCCTTCGATGTGGATGTGGCTGCGTCGGCCGTCTCGGCTACCGGCGATACCGCAAGCCCAGAGTCTACCGTTTTGGCTATGTCGCTCGAACTGAGCGCGAAGGTAATCGTTCCCACGCCCGTGGTTGAATCAATCGTCACGCCAGTGATCGCGGCGTTCGTGACGTTGAAGTTCGAGCCACCGCCGGAGGTGACCGTTTGCGTGCCTTGCACCGAGATGGTTTGGCTGGTGGTGGGCTTGAGCCCTTCCAAGATCGTCACGTACAACGTAGCTACGTTTGAAGTGATCGCCACATTCTGAATCGACATCCGCGTAGAAGGGTTGTTCGTGAGGTTGAAGCCACCGAAGGAATAGCCTGGAAGATTGGGCAGAAGTGAAGGACGAGCGTTGCCGATCGGGAACGGCGCTGTGATGAAGGCTGGGATTTTATCTTCTCCTGTTCGCCGCTTGCTCCTTGCGAGTAGCCCAGCGGCAATTTCCAGGTTCGTAGTTCCCGTTGTTATCCGGAAACCGATCCAACGATTTCCCTTCTGGCCTTGGCCCCATGTCGGCAAGGAAATTATCAAACATCAGCCATCTTTTGCAAACTTTTATTCCGCGCCCTCCGTATCGCGCAAAAGCAACATGCTTTGGATGGTTGCATCTTGCTTTCATCGAAAGCCACGATTGATATTCCGGAGAATTGGGACGCGTCGATAAACAATGCCCATGCCGTAGCCGCATCGGATGCTCGCGCGCCATCGCTGAATGCTGCGCCCTTCTAAAACAACCACAGCTTACTGTGTTTCGGCGCTTAACTTGATAATACGGAGCGACTTTCAATACTCCACAATCACAGAGAAACAACCAGAAGATTTTGTGGTGCCTTGAGGAAATCCCTACAGGCCATTGCGCGATTAGTCGCCCGAAGCGCCTATTCGTAATGTCTTCCATGGGACGGCCGCAACTCATACGCGCTTTGCCTTTTGCAAACAGTCCTGGTTGAAACAAAAATGCCAGACTGCCATTTTTTGCCCGAGTTGCCCGAGCGTTTCTTGCGCCATCGGTTGCTTGCAGGCTCCGCACGGAGGATGTGTCGATCTAGCCGGCCGGTTCTCGACGCGCGGCTTGATCCCTACATGCACGTAGCGCTTGCCGTCTCGCACTGTAATCACAGCTTCCAGGTCCTTTGGCCAACCGCGGCAAGGAACGCAGCGGCTGCTTCCCACCGAAGCGTCAAGATGGTTTCGCAGGCGATGCAATCATGCGGATCGCGAACTTTTATCCCCCGGTGTTCCTCTAGAAGTTTGCGTTCGCACGCTTCACACAAAACACCATCCGCAGGTTTTTCACACATTGCGCACGGTCTCTTGTGGATAACTCCAGGATTAGCGTCCATGTTTACAATGGATTAGCGGAAATCCACAGATTATTAAGGTTTTCCACAGGCCGACATCCCCTTCCCCCAAAACTTGGTTTCCCCTTATGATCCCCTTCCGTAACTGCTCCCCCTACCCAAAAGATTAAAGAGCGACGACGACGGGTTGTCACCCGTCAATTCAACTTCAAAAGAAAAGATTCTCTTCGACTTAAGTTATCTAGATAATCACACTTATGAAGGTTTCTGGTCGTGATGCCGCCGAACGGTGGATAAACACCGAACTTCTCAAGCGCGCAAAATTCACATCGAGACATGACTTTTACCGAATCCTGGACAAGTTCTGGTCTCAATTCGATAAGTTGACAGGCGTTCCACAGAAAAGAGATCTGCTTTTGCGGCTGGCTTGCGTGAAAGTGTCCAATCCGGTGCATCGAGTAACCCGTAGGATCGCATTCCAAAGAAACAAGCGGATCAAATTTAGGCGTGAATGCCAGGTGTGTTCTGGCCAGTCGGTAGCTAGACATCACATTATTCTGCTTAAAAATGGCGGTCACAACGTTGCACGGAATCTGCTCATTGTTTGCAAAGAATGCCACGAATTTATACATCCTTGGCTCCGCTCTTAACCGGGCGGCTCTTGTATTTTATTTTACAGTGTTGATGCGTGAATCCGCTGCGGCTGGTGTAATACCATTTCTGGCGTCGGCGAATTGTCTTACCACACTTGGAACACTTCATGTCAGCATCGCGTGGCAGCGCCCGCAAAGCCGCACGCCCTGCAATTCGAATGGTCCATCCTCGTTGGCTTCATGCGTATACATCGCTTCCAGATCGCCGCTGTGCTCGATCTTCGGGCAATTCACGCCGTGCTCCATCTCCTGCTGAATCTGCTGGTGTTCGAACTTCCCGCGAATGTGCTCGCTGAAGTGCTTGCCCTTAGATTCGGCGCGGCAAAACTCATTCCAGTCCTGCGCCGTCACGCCGCTGTACTGGTAGATCGCGCCCCGGCTGAACTCTACTTCAAGCGTTTCGCTGGCTGGATCATAGCCAACGGACTTGAAGAGCGATGAGTTTTCAACGGCGGTGCGGTTCATTGTAATCGCTCTTTCAGAAAATCCGCATAGTCCGCCTCAAACTGCATGCGCTCGATGCCGTCGCGGAAAGTAAGCCGACTATTGTGCTCGATCTTCTGGCCGATGCCGTCTTCGCCTTCCCGCAACGCTGGATGCTGCGGGACAAGCGGATGCGGTTCGCGCTCCAGGATCACGCCTTCGATGCGCCCCAGGCGCGGCGGAAAGAGTTTTGAAAGGATTGCTTCAAGTGCGCTTTTCATCGTCGCCCTCCGCGTTTGGATTTGCTTGCCTTGGAAGTCGGATGCGGATGCGTCGCGCGAATCAGGGAATCCCAAAATTTCTTTTCACTAGGAGATTCTTTTCGCTTGCCCATTTGGCTATTTCCTCCTATGCCCATCCTACCAAGGCTTCCTTGCACTGTCAAGCATAACCTTTAGCGTGTGCCCTAAGGGTTACGCCCCTCCTCCTCGGCTAGTAAGCGATCGATCTCCCCGTCCGCCAACCCTTCGCGCCATGCCCGGATCATGAGGCTGATCGCGACTGCCTTGTTCCGCGCGCGCTTGATGATGCGGTTGCGCTCAGCATGCAACTCCGAATAAGCCACGGGATCGTCACACTCCATCACAAAGCGCGTAGAGCCTTCGGGATTCTTGATGCGCTTCTTTTGCTCGCGCTCCACGAAGACGATATGCACAGGCTCGTTCTCGCGCCCTTGCGAGACTTCGTAACGCAAGCGCTCGAGCGCGGCTCGGATGCTAGGCACGCTTTAATTCCTTAAAGACTACTTTGCGGCTTTCAAATTGGCTGATCAGCCGCCCGAGATCGGCAGGCGTGGCGACAATGGCTTGCGCCGCAGCGCTCCACAGCGGGCCAAGCAAGTCTTTGTTGGCTGTCTTCATTTCTTGTACGCCATCGATGCGGTACGTCTCGCTTTCCGGGTGATAGGTGTAGAACAGGCATGGCACGGCGTACGCACCACTCGGTGCCGTTGCGGGTGGCGGTAACTTCCGCTCTAAAACTTCGCGCTGCGCCGGCGTGAGTTTTTCCATCGCTTCGCGCTCGCGCTCTTTGTACTTCTGCAAGTAGGCGTTGCCTTCCTCGGGATCGGCGATCCGTCGGCCGTCTGGCGTGGCTTCGAGATTGGTGCGGGACATCTCCTCTGTAGTGTAGACATCGGCTAAATCGGGATGCGCCTTCCGCAGCGCCAGCGCTTCGGCACACTTCGCCAGCATGTGCCGCGGCATCTTGCGCCACATGAATGCCTCTTTGATATCAAGGGGTGGCGCGTACTCAGACCAATACGCTACGCCGACAGACGGCTCAGGCATGCCCCGCTTGAATACCTTCACTC